GAGATCCACGTTATCTCATTCTTTGACTCTTCATCCATTGTAAATTATTTGTAATAAATAATGGTGTGGGTGTATGATGATACCCGATTAAACGCAGACGAAAAGAAAACCGTGGATTTTATCCACGGAAGAACGAAAGATAGAGTTCTTGCAGAAAAAACTGTGAAGATCTTGAATTTGATGAAGTATATAAAGTCTCATAAATTCAGAAACGCCAAACATTTACAAAACTCTGTGTTCTACGACCGAAAACATCAGCGTCCTTTTTTTAACGAAAAGACGGCTACTAAAATGTATAACTCATTAAAACAGAAAGGAGGAGCTTCACAAACACATCCAGTCACCGACCAGATCATACGTATAGGAATAGGATACATTCAATCGGTCCTTCCAGAAACTGTAAATAACACAGTCAATGAAATTTACGGTATGGTTACTGGTCCGCTTACATCGTTAGAAGAAGCCATGCCTTTACTAAAAGTAGCGTTCAAAGCAGCAAAAGCTACCGCCAAAGTCGGAGAATCCACAGTAGAAACTGCTGCTACCGATGTAGCTGGACCTGTAGGAGAAGCAGCCGTTGCACTTCCAGTTGCCTTTGTTGGAGCTGCCGCAGCTCTGACTTCTATTTTAGAAGACGATTTAGGTGGAGCAGCAGCACAAATAGCACAAGCCACTCCTTTCATTGGTCCTACGTTGAGCACTGTGGTTTCAACCGTTGAAGAGAATTTCAGAGGCGGAAAGAGATTTTCAACATACAAGAATAGATCATACAAATGGCAGAAGAAAACGAGACGAATAAGATCCGCGAGATATTAAAAGAATGGGTTTCTTTGGATGACGAAGAGCGCAGACTTAAACAAGAAATCAAGAAAATCCGCGAACGCAAGACCACCAATTCCGAAAACATTTTGAAGTTCATGAGAGATAACGAAGTAGACAATTTTGCATTAGAAGGAAGCGGTGTTGGTAAAATTAGCAGATCAGTACGTACATCTAGACCTCCTTTGAGACGTGAAACGATCAGAACTCAATTACTTATTCAGTTTGCCGATCAACCACAAAGAGTCGCTGAAGCTCTTCGTCAAATTGAAGGTATAGAAGAAGGTGATGATATGACTTCAACAACCGGAACAGTTCGCGAAGTCTTACATAGATCCCTTCCACGTCAAAAAAAGACCATGGCGATCTAATTTACTTATTAAACTTTTCAATTGCCTCTTTCGCGGCCAATTGTTCGGCTTGTTTTTTCGTTGGAGCCGTTCCAATACCTAATTGAGTACCGTCCTCATCTACTGCTGCCATTGTAAACATATTGGTAGCAGCCGATACAATTTCGTACCTTGGAGTTCTGTGAAACTTTGCTTGGACCAGTTTTTGTAGCTGTTCCTTGTAGTTTCGGTTTGATCTCAGAATTTTTGGAATGTCGATATATTTTTCAATTAGACATATCACGAACGAATACACTGTTTGCAAGTTTTCGCAGTCAGTGTAAAGTGCTCCAATGAACGCTTCTAGAATATCACCTAATTTCTTAGAATTTGAACGTCCAGCACACGCGTCTTCGTTGTGTCTGGAAATAATATAAAACTTATCTAAGCCTATTTCCTTGCTTAGAATACCAAGTGTTTCATTACACACTATTTCTTTCTTCAAATCTGTAAGAAATCCTTCACTTTCAGTGTCGTATCTCTTGAACAGATAAATTGTAACGCAAGAACCTAGAATAGAATCACCTAGATGTTCTAGTCTTTCGTATGACTCTTCAAACAACGATAAACATTCGTTAGGCTTGTTCGCTAACTTCATTTTATCGCCGTTTGGAGTCACATACTCTTGGCGTCTTACGTAAGAAGAATGGACCATCGCGGTCTGGTAATGCTTAGTATTTTTGATTTCAAAATCGCAGTTGTGCTTATCAAGAATCGCTTGAATATCCGTTCGGGTAAACAAGCGATTGCTTGGATTATAAGGGTTATAAAACTCTTGAAATTCTGGCATGTTTCTTAATACTTACTCTTTTTCTTTCTTAAAGTTCGTTTTCCACGACGACCTTTTCCTGCACTTTTTGGATAAGCAGTATCCACAGAAACTGAAGGGCTAGGTGCCAATGAATAACGCACTACTTTATCTAGTTTAATCCAATTAGAATGAAAAAGAGCGGCTTCGTCTGGATGTTGGACCTTCAAAGCGCTCAAAGTTGAACGTAAGTTTGCTTCAATTTGAGGTTCATACTTTTCAATCAACATTGGGAGTTGTTTCAATGCTTGTTGACGAGCAAAATTAGCTCCCAAATTCATGAGTGATGAAGCGGCGGTAGACATTTAATTTTATAAAATATATTATTCCGGAACTGTACGATTCAAATTGAATTCTGTAGCTACCAAATCCTGCTTACGTTTTTGGATGATAAAATTTGTGAGATCTTCGGCATTTGGTTTCGGATTGTCTTGGAAATATGCACTCACTAAAACCATTAATTCTTTCTGCGACAAGGACCAAGGTTTTGAGTATTCTCCTGGTCTTTGAATTTGAATAGTGGATCCGTCTTCTTCAAGTTTCAGTTTACGGAACGAATCAAATGTAGGACTCTTGATGATATCCTTGATTTCTTCTTCTACCAGTTTCCTGGCATCACGTTTTTCGTAAACTGCCTTGTTTAGTTGACGCAATTCGTCATCTAATTCGCGGTATTCTTTTATACACTTCTTAAGTTCAACTAATGCGTCTGTCATTTTATGATGTATTATCCTCAGGACAAAGATTATCCGTTTTTAATTATAATGTACTTCGATGCGAAAGAAATAGAAAACTTGCGTCAAGTTTACAATAAAGAGAACGCAGGTGAACCTCCTATTCCTAAATCAAATCCAGACAAAGTATGGAAAACTATCCAGTACCGTTTACGTGAAAAATGTGATGACGGAGCTACTGAATGTATTATCGTTTCCATGCTGAATAAACCTAAAGGCCCTTCTACCTGGAGAAACAATCCAGAAGAATGGTTGTCTTCCATCAACATTGACGATTTGGAACGTAAGTTTCAGGAGATATTTCCGAGATACCTTTACCTTGGAACCATTCCTATAGATTTCGGAAAACATTCAAAAACGGGAGAATGTTTAGTCAATTCGCTTTGTTCTATGGATATTCGTAGCATATACAAAAAAGGATTCACCCAAATAGGTATTGTTTTCAACACAGACGTAAGTACTGGTCCAGGCCAACATTGGATTGCGTTGTTCTGCGATATACGACCTGAACTTGAAAATCCCAGAATCACATACTTTGATTCTTACGCTCACAAGCCAGAGAAAGAGATACAAATGTTAATGAAACGATGGAAAGAGCAATGGGACTCAACGAAGGTTCATGCTAAACCAATGGAAGTGACATACAATAAAACAAGACACCAATACGAAGATTCAGAATGTGGGATGTACTGCTTGTATTTCCATTTATGTTGCTTAGTAGGTATACCGATGAAGGACCGTATTCCCGACAAAGTTGTGCGTGGATTTCGTAGCTTATTATTCAAAGTATAATCTAATGAAATTAAGAGGGTACGGAATAGCTATCGGGGGATTATTAATTCTGGCAGCTATATGTTATGCTTTCTTTGCGTCCATTAATTCGTGGCGTAAATAATAATGGAGTGGTTTTCTATGATTGTGATTATAGTTGTAGCTATGCTTGTTATAGGTGGGAGTTCATTTGCACTTTATAAATTAGTTACGCCTTCAGAGATCCAAGCAGCAAATACTGCGACTCCAGTATTTGACGGATACAAAACAGTTATGAAGTTGGCGCCTTTGGGATGTCCTACAACTCCATCTTATAGATTATGCGATTACTACGTGGCTTCTTCTGCTTATTCTCTGTTTCCAGGAGTCAAGCTTTACGACTACATTACTGACGGGGTGATTCCCATGTTGATGCCCGCAGGACCTCGTTTAGTGGAATTGGATATCTACTCGGACGAAAATAACAAGCCGGTTGTAGGCTTGAAAAATCAACAAACAGGAGTAGATTACGCTTACAATACAGTTTCGTTAGAAGCATGTTGCGTAGCTATTATGAATAGCGCATTCAACTCGGTTGTGTGTCCTGTATCTAGCGATCCTTTCATGCTGAGTTTGGTCTTCCATACTGATAACACAAACGTAATTAATGCAGCCGCTCAAATTTTGAAAACAACTTGCGTAAGTAAGATGCTGGACTCGTCTTTCAGTTACCAACGCAAGAACGTGGCGGTTGAACCGGTATGTAATTTACAAAACAAACTCATCATCGTATCTGGAGGCCCAATCAAAGGAACATTGATGGAAGAATTGGTGAACTTATCTTGGTCGGGTTCAACTTTAAGAAGATTGACATACAGCCAAGCGGCAATGACGCACGACAACAATGAACTTATAAACTTCAATCGCGACAATATCACGATGATAGTTCCTGATGTGTCAACTGATCTAACGAACATGAACCCTCAAATTTTGTTGACTTACGGATGCCAGTGGATCATGATGAATTACGGATCACCAGATACGGCTATGGAGACTTACATTGGAGAGTTCCAAGAAGCAAGCTACGTTTTGAAACCAGCAGCCTTGCGTGCCATTGCTCCAAAACAATACGACAGTCCAACAACGCCTGACCCAGCTCTCTCATTCCAACCCATGCAGAAATCAAGCCCACTCTACAGCATAACAGTATAAAATGTGTAAATAGAATAAATGTTCAGCGTTACAAAATTACACCAACGTATATCATCTGAACTATCGCTTAACCGTCGTAGCTCAGTTGCCGAAGTTTCTGTTACGGATCAAGTATTTAGTGAAGCAGTTGATGTTGAAATTCCAGTAGTCGAAGATACAACAGCTACTGAAGATACACCTGTAGAAGATACACCAGCTACTGAAGATCAACCTGTAGTCGAAGATACACCAGTAGTTACTGAAGATACACCTGTAGTCGAAGATACACCAGTAGTTACTGAAGAAACTCCAGCTACTGAAGATACACCTGTAGTCGAAGATACAACAGCTACTGAAGATACACCAGTAGTCGAAGATACAACAGCTACTGAAGATACACCAGTAGTTACTGAAGAAACTCCAGCTACTGAAGATACACCAGCTACTGAAGATCAACCTGTAGTCGAAGATACACCAGTAGTTACTGAAGAAACTCCAGCTACTGAAGATACACCAGCTACTGAAGATCAACCTGTAGTCGAAGATACACCAGTAGTTACTGAAGATCAACCTGTAGAAGATACATCAGCCCCCACAACAAGTCCAGTTTCAGAAACTGCCGAAGTCCCAGCATGTCCAAAATGTGGAAAACCCTGTCCCTTCTGTAGTGCGTAAAAAATCTACTATAAGAATATAAAATGGCAGGTGCATGGTTGGCTCACGTTAAGAAGACAATGAAGAGTATGGCAGGTCAAAAGAAGTCTATGGGTAAGAAATGGTTCTCCCATGTTCTTAAGGCTGCTAAGAAGACATACAAGAAACATGGAGGCGCAGACAGCGATAGTGACGACGATAAAAAATCATTTGGACCTATGACTGTCCGTAGAGGAGGTGATGACGATAAAAAATCATTTGGACCTATGACTGTCCGCAAGACACGAGGAGGACGTCGCACTCGTCGTCATTCTCGCAAGTAAGTATTTTCAGAAAAAATGAATGTAGATAACATATAAATACAAAATGGGTGGCGGTCTATTACAACTCGTTGCTTATGGTGCGCAAGACGCATACCTCTCTGGAAATCCCCAAATCACTTTCTGGAAAGGCTTGTTTAAGCGTCATACAAACTTCGCTATGGAACCATTCCGCATTAACTTATCTGGAGAAGCCGCTTGGGGAGTCAAGCATTCTGCCTTAATTCCTCGTCATGCCGACTTATTGTATTCTACTTACCTCGAAGTCGTTCTCCCTCCAGGTTCTTATTTCAACAACGATCAAGGTCGTTTAGGCTACAACTTGATCCGTTACGTTGAACTTGATATCGGCGGTCAATTAATTGATCGCTTATACGGTGAATGGCTCTTCTTATGGGACTGCTTGAGCTCTGATATCCACACCGGTATCAAACTTCATCAAATGGTTGGCGATGGCGCAGCTCCAGGTCCATATGGTATTCCTGCTTCAAGCAGTTGTATAAACGGACAAAGTAACCAACCTGCTTTACCTACAACACTTTACATTCCACTCAACTTCTTCTACACTCGTAATCCAGGCGCAGCTTTACCTTTGATCGCCCTTCAATACCATGAAGTAAAGATCAACATCCAATGGCAAGATGCAAAGGTTGTTTCTGGCGACTTCACAGGAAAAACATACGTTAATGGATCTACTCCTCCATACTACCCAGCCATTCCAGCTCAACCAGTTCAAGCTGCAGTCTACATTGACTACATTTATTTGGATACCGAAGAACGTCGTCGTATGGCCCAACAATCTCATGAATACTTGATAGAACAA